CCCGCCCCCTAAAGGAGCCCCCTAATGCCAGCCCCCACCCTCATCTCCACCCTCACCCTCTCCCTCGAGGGCACCCAGTACGAATGCCAGGTCAGAAACGCCCGCCTGGAAACCACGAACTCCGAAACCACCGTCAAGACGTTCTGTGGGACCTACACCTCGAACGATGAGTCCTACAACCTCATCCTCGAGGGCTATCAGGACTGGGGCGACGCCTCAAGCCTGTGCGACCTTCTGTGGGCGTCGGCCGACGCTGAAACGACCCTCACCGCTGTCCTCGAGATCGCCGGTGTCGACTTCACGTGTGAAGCATCCGGCCGGAAACCACCGGCAGGCGGCGCCGCCGGTGATCCCCTCGCCTTCACCATCTCCCTGCCCGTCCAGGGTTCGATTACGAAGGTCTGACCGTTGTGGGATTCTCGGCCATCCGAATCGAAGGCGGCCGAGAACTCCGACGCGCCCTCCGAACCGCCGCCGGTGACCTCGACGACCTGAAAACCGCGCACAAGCAGGTAGCGGCCGTCGTCGCATCGGCGGCGCAAGAGGACGCCCCGAAACGGTCCGGGAAACTCGCCGGGTCTATCCGCCCGAACTCCGGGCAACGGTACGCCCGGGTATCGGTGGGCAATAACCGTTCGACCGCGGCCGGTATCCCCTACGCCGGTCCGATCCATTGGGGATGGCCGACCGGGTCACCGAAACTTCCGGCGAAGGTGCGGAACATACGGGGCCGGGAATGGTACATCGCCCCGAACCCGTTCGTCACCGACGCCGCCACCAGGACCGAACCGGTGTGGTCCCGAATCTATGCGGCGGCCCTCGAGGACATCGTCGACCAAATCGGCGAAACCGCTAACGGAAAGGGCCCGTAATGGGTAAACCCGCCACCCTGAAAGTCGACATAGTTTCCGACTCCCGGCAGGCCCGAGACGACCTCGACTCGTTTTCCAGCAAGGTCGCCGGATTCACCGCCGGGGTCACCGCGTCGGTCGCATCGTTCGCCCTAGACAAAATCACCGACTTCGCCGTCACCGCCGGACGATCCCTAACCGACGGAATCGACAAAGCCGCCAGCCTCTCCGCCGCCCTCGGAACCCTCAACTACAACTACGGCGCCGCATCCGAAACCATCGCAAAGTTCGCCGAAGGCGCCGCCAACACCCTCGGACTCTCGAAACTCGCAGCTGTCGAGGCCGCTAACCGGTTCTCCGTCTACGCGAAGGCGATCCAACTGTCCGGAACCGAAGCCGCCGGATTCGCAACGCAACTCACGAAACTCGCCGGGGACCTCGGAGCGTTCGCAGACCTCCCCACCGAGGACGCCATAAACGCGATCGGGTCGGCGTTCCGCGGGGAACGCGACCCCCTCGAGAAATACGGGGTCCTCCTCAACGATGCGAACGTCAAAGCCGCCTACTTCCGCCGCACCGGGGAGGAGGTGAACGGCACCCTCACCACCCAGCAAAACATTCTCGGCACCCTCCAGGTACTCCAGGAAAAAGGAATCGAGATCGGCGACGCGTTCGCTCGCGAATCCGAACAGTTAGGCAACAAACAACAGGTCCTCTCGGCGCAGTTCGACAACGTGAAAACCAAGATCGGCAGCGTCCTACTTCCAGCGTTCGCCGACGTCACTAGTTTCCTCTCCGATTCGGTGGTCCCAGGGGTCGAGGACGTCGTCGACGCGTTCCGACAGGGCGGGTTTTCGGGGGCGTTCGACGAAATCGCGAACAAATGGGGCGACGCCTGGCCGAAAATCGAAACCCGCCTCCGCGAACTGTTCGACAATGTCACCACCTGGATCGGCGACCACGTCCCCTCTTGGGACGGATGGCTCGACGGCATTCAAACCGCTTGGGACGGTCTCCTCGAATGGCTCTCCCAAGAAATCCCGAAACTTTCCGACAAGGTCTCCACCTGGCTACGCGAGAACCTCCCAAAGGTTGGACCGTGGATCGAAGCGTTCGGCTCCTGGCTAGACAAGGTCATAAACGGCGACCCCGAATCGGGTGAACCGGGACTCCTGAAACGCCTCGACACGTTCCTCAACTCGATCGCGACATGGATCGAGGAAAACCAACCGACCCTCCAGTATTACGGCACCCTCGTGTCCGGCGGAATAATGGCCGGGTTCGCGTACATCGGCCTCATGCTCACCTCGGTCCTTGTGCGGGCCCTGGTCGACCTGAAATCGAAAGTCATCCTCGAGGGTGTCCCGCTCATGGCCGAACTCGGTCTCCGCCTCGCGAAGGCGATGGGCGACGCCCTGAACAACTGGATACTGAACAACTTCTCCGGAACGTTCGGGAAGGTCCTAAAGGGGCTTGTAGCGGCCGCCCTCAACGCCGTCGTACCCGGTCTCGGGTCCTACTTCGTCGCCTTCACCCCGGATTCACCGACGAACGGTTCGAACCTCGTCGGCGGCGGCCCGATCGCATCGGCCGAAGGTGTGAACATAAACATCAGCGTCGAGGCCGGATTCGGTACGAACGGCGCCGATGTCGGCGCGGCGATCGTCGCCGAAATCCAGGACTACATCAACCGCACCGGTTCCTTCCCAATCTATGGGCTCCCGTAATGGGCACCCTAACCCGTCCCGCCCTGTCCGTGGACCTCGCCGTCGGCGCCTCCGACGGGTGGACCCTCAACGGCGGAACCCTGTCGCGTCTCACCGCCGGGAACGTCCTCGAGGGCACCGTCGACCAATGGCAAGACCTCCGCTGTTCGACCGTGTCGGCCACCTGGAGGCGCGGATCGGTCAACCCCACCGACTTCTACGCCGTGAACCCCGGCCACGCGTCAATCAAACTCTACGACCCCGATCGGGACCTCGACCCGGCCAACACCCTCGGCCCGTACTATGCGAAACTCCGCGCCGGTCTCCCGTTCCGCCTGTGCTGGACAAACGCCACCACTCCGAACGCCTCGAAATCGCCGGTGTTCACCGGCTACCTGTGGTCGCTCACCTGGGCGAACGATTACGCGACCATCACCGGCGTCGACGAACTAACGAAGATCGCCCAGGTCGACCTCACCGCCGTCACCGCAACCGGTTCAGGTGACACCGGCATCCAACGAATCCAACGCATCCTCACCCAAGCGAACTCGACCGCGACCCTCCAGGGCCGGAACTCGACGACCGGCCGTCCAATGGCCGCCACCACCCTCGCCGGTAACGCCCTGACTCAAATCAAACAGGCCGCCGCGTCCGAATGGGGGGTGTTGACGGTCCGTCCCGACGGGGTGCTGTCCTACGGGGCCGAATGGTGGTCGACAGCCCGGGACTCGTCCCTCACAAGCCTCTCCGCGGTCCCGGAGTGCTTCACCGAAGCCACCCGCCCCGGAATCGACTACGGGTCGGTTCGTAACGTCATCTACGCGACGTCGACGGCCGGGGCCCTCACGCCTGTCACGACCGCTAACCAGGCGTCGATCGACGCGAACGGTCTGAACAGGTGGACGTTCGACACAAGCCTCCGCGACCAGGCAGATCTCACATGGTGGGCCGGGGTCGCCCTCAACCTCTACAAAGCAAACCCCGCGGGCTGGCCCGTGACCGTCGGCGTGAACGGGTCCTACGACAACCATCAAACCCCGAACCTCGACGTGTACGCGCTCCTCAACTCCGACGGCGCCGACCTCGTCGGCGTCGCCTGGACAATCAACCTTGACGGGATAAACGCCTCCGTTCAGGTGTGCGGCCGAACCGACACCTACACACCCCAACGCGGTTGGGAAACCGTGTTCACCACGTTCGCGAACCCGTACACCTACACCTCGAACTACTTCACCCTCAACCTCGACCCGAAAGACCGCCTCGACTATTCGGCGGTCCTCAAATGAAAGGAACCACTTATGACCGGTTGGAAAACATGGGCCGCCCTCGAGGAGGTCACCGCCGCCAACATGAACTCGTACCTCCGGGATCAAACGATCCAGGTGTTCACGAACTCCGCCTCCAGGGCCGCCGCGATCACCTCACCCACTCGAGGTCTCGTGTCGTTCCTGACCGACCCCGGCTCCCTCGAGGTCTATTACGGGGCGACGACCGGCTGGGCGAAACCGTGGAACCTTCCCTGGGGTCAGGTATCCGAACAGGTTTCCAGTTCGTCGGTGTTCTACGCCGCCGCGGCGTGGGGTTTCCCTGTGTCTTGGACCGGCACCCCTATCGCGAATCGGAACTACCAGGCGACCGTGTCGTTTTCCAGTAACCCGCAAGGAGGGGGACGAGTCAACTTTGGCATCCACACCGGCGCCGGGTCGCCAACTCGAATCATGTCCTATTACGCCGCCGGGGCGAACTACATCTTTTCGGGGTCGACGACGCTCCTGTTCACGACCACCGGCTCATCCATGACGCGTGGCCTCACGATCGCCCAGGCGACCGGCACCGGCGGAATCTACGTCGAGGCCGGGGCCACCCTGTCGATCGTGGACCTCGGACCGTCCACCTCAACCGCCCCGACGTCGTGACCGGCTACTACCTCCTCGACCATCCACCAGCGTCGGCGCAGTTCTACCCGTCGAGGGCGAACTCGCCGACCTGGGCGGTCGGGGTACACACGTCCGAAGGGTCAACCGGTCCCGGATCGGCCGCGCAACTCGCCGCCTTCATCGCCCGCCGCTCCGACCCCGGCTCCTACGCCTGTATCGTCGACTGTGACGAAACGATCGTCATGGTCCCCCCGGACTACACGACGTTCTCAATAGCCGCGTCGGGGTACAACTCGCGCACCTGGTCAATCTGCCTAGCCGGTCGATCGGTAGACCTCTCGCCCGACGACCCGAACACCGTCGCGATGATCGAACGAGCAGGCGAAGCGATCTACCTCCTATGGGCGCTCCTCGGTATCGACGTCCTATCGGCCTGTCGGTGGATCGGAACCGACGCCCTCAACCGCGCCGGACTGTTCTGCCACGGCGACGTCCAGCCCTGGGACCGCTCCGACGCCTGGTCCCGCCATCCCCAACGCGCGGACCTCGACTGGCTCCTCATGGTCGCGATCGCCTCCCACCTACCCAAACCCCCA